TTACTCTTCCTGCGTCACATCGTCCGGTGCATCAATCGCGCTGTCCTCCGCGTCCAGCGCGTCATAGTCCGCCTGCGCGGCCTGCGTCTCGGTCAGCAGGTCGGCAAGGGTGGGGTAGTGGTAGCCGGTGAGCCAGATCTCTACGGTGTAGCCGCCGGTCGACGATTCTGTTGCAAAGTGCAGGGTCCCGTTTGTCTGGAAAGTCGTGTTGGATGCGAAAATTCCAGTGCCATTTCCGTAGTTATGATTGGCGGTGCCGCCTTTTGCAATGTCTACTTCCTCGCCGTACCCGCCGGTACTGCTGTTATATTTCGTCTTGACGTGCACGTAGTCCAGGCCGTCTGGCATTTTGATATCGTAGGTCTTCCACCTTTTTCCGGTTTCTTCGTAGTGGTTCCACACCAGCCGGGGCTCCGACTTTACCGCCACGGCGGCAGCGATCTTGTCATTGAGCGTTTTGGCGCTGAGGGTGCCGTCCGGGGCAATGTCCAGATAGTCGCCCACCTTCACGCCGCCCAGCTGGTCCGCCGTAGCGGGCGGCAGGGTGTACGGCGTGCCGAACTTTTTGTCCGCCTCTGCCTTGGTATAAAAGCTCCCGCTCTCCACACCCGCGATGGCGGCGTCCAGGGCGTCGAGTTTGGCGTGCAGCTCAGTGGACAGCTGGGTCATTATGGCCAGCGCCTGCGCCTGCAGCTGGGCCGTGGGGATGCCGGTCACGCCGTCCCGCATGACACCGCACACGGCCTCGTCCGCGCGGGTGTCGGTGATGTCGGCGGCGGTGACCACCGAGGAGCCTGCGGGCACGCTCACCGTGCACAGGCCCAGCTCGTACTGGTTGTGGTTCTGCAGGATGGCGGGCGGCTCCGGGGCGGCGGCAGGCGTGCCAGGCTTGAGCTTGACGGCGGTCAGGTTGGCTGCGGTGTCGAACTGCAGCACCACCCGGTCGATGCGGGGCAGGGTGCTGTCGGCGTCCGGGACGGTCAGATTGACCGCCTCCCGGCTGCAGGCCGAGACGCCCTTGAAGTCGTCGTAGTTGATCCACGCAAGGCCGGGGGCTACGGTGATCTGCCGCGCGCCGGTGACGCTGACCGCGTAGTTGGAATCTTTGGCGTAGACGCCGGAGGTGCGGGTGCACAGGTAAGTGCTCACGTCCTCCGCGTCGTAGGTGACGCCGTTCAGTGGGTAAGTGATGATGCTCATGGTTTCCTCCTGAGGATCGGTGTGCCGATCTCGGTAGTGACCGTGTTCTCGCCCTTCTGGGAACTCAGGGTCACGCTGGTGATGCGGGCGGCCGCCTGGATGTCGGTGCCTGGCAGGCTGGCGGCCACCACCTTGCCCACCGTGACCGTTCCGGTCGGGGTAAAGCGGAAGTTCTCGATGCGGGTGTGCTTGGCCAGTTCCTGTTCTCCCAGCGCCCGCAGGGACGCGAGATAATCCTCCTGGCTCTGGTTGTCCTCCTTCTTTTTGGAGGCGGCGTCCAGATACAGTTCCCGCCGGGCTGCGCCGGTGTTGCCGGTGGCTCCCACGGTGACGGTGCCGTCCGCGCCCGCCACGGTCACGATGTTCTTGTAGTCGGTAATGCTCTCGGTGTAGGTCAGGCCGGTCAGGTTGCCGTACTGGGGCGCATACCGGGCGTTGGGGTCCAGCTTGGGCCGGTACAGCTCAAACAGCAGCTTCTTGGCCTGCTGGTCGAACCGCACCCGGAAGCCGATGTCCAGTTCCTGGCACACCTGTTCGGCGATGCTGAGCAGGCTGCCGGGCTTGACCTCGCCGGTGTAGGTGTCGGCAAGGTCGGCCAGTTCGCCAAGCTCCAGTCCTGGCCATGCAGCCGCACCGGACACTAGGCTGCGCAGGGTGCTTTCCACGGCGAAGCCGCTCAGGGTCCGGGTGCTGATCCGCTCGTCCAGGATGCAGGCGGCGTCTTTGGCCGCGATCACCAGTTTGTGCTCTGAGCGGTCAGTCTGGGCCGAGCAGATGCGCATGATGCGGTCAGACCCCACGAGCCACAGATACCGGTCCGGGCGGCACAGGGCCAGCCGGTCGGTGGAGGCGTGCAGTTCCAGCTGCGCACCCTGCACCCCGCTGTACACGTTGTAGCGCTCCGGCCAGACCAGCGACACCCAGCTTGCCAGCCGGCCCAGCAGGTTCAGCTGGCCGTCATAGACGCAGATGCTCTTGTGGCCGCCTGCCGTCAGGGCACTTGTCCGCTCAGCCATTGCCGCCCACCTCCAGAACCACGGTGGAAAACGCTGTGCTGCAGGTCAGGGTCAGGAACAGCCATTCCGTGCCGGAATCCGCTGTGCGCTGCCATGCCTGCGTCCCGTGGCGCAAAGTCCACAGGGTGCTGCTCCCGTCCAGCGTGGACATGATGTTGTAGCCGGTGCCGTCGATGATCTGTTCCAGTTTCAGCTGGCCGCTCTCGCGGTACAGCCGGAGCTTGTCGCCGTCCTGCAGGGTGGTGACAAAGCGCAGGAATTCGCCGGTCTCCGGGTCCTTGACGCCGGGGTTGACCACCGGGCCGCGGGCTTCCAGCGTCAGGGCCCAGTCCTGGGTGGCCAGCCCGGTGTTGGCGATGCGCAAATAGTTGGCCTGCTCCCGCACGCCGTAGCTGTGCACATCGTAACACACCGGCAGGCGGAAGGTGGGTGTTACGCTCAAGGTCGAGACGGTGAGCTCCTTCACGCTGTGCCAGTAGGGGTCCGGGCAGTAGAGCTGAAACGAGAAGGTGGGCCACAGGCCGGACACGCTGATGTCCGGGGTGCGCTGCACCTCAGCGTCGCACCAATAAGCCCCGGCAATGGTCAGCCGGCCGGTGACGTAGGGCGCGAACACATCCCGCAGCTGGCGCTTGCAGTAGTCCTGATTGCGCAGGATGCGCCCGGTGACCGTGCGGGTCACGCCGGAAATGCTCCGGCTCTCCACGGTGGCACCCACTTGCTGGTAGCCCTGACTGGTCTCCAGATCCACGGGCAGGCCACCCAGCGGGGTGATGCTCCACAGCACGCCCGCTTTGTAGCCAAAGGAAAAGGTCAGGCCGTTGCTGGCCTTGAAGATCGCGTCAAACACCCTGCAGCACCGCCCTTTCCTGTTCGTACTGTGCCTCACGCATCAGGTCGGCAGCCGTCTGCGCTTTGCTGTAAATGTACTGGTTGACCTCGATGTTGGGGCGCTGGGTGCGCTGCGGCAGCGGGGCACGCTTCTCGTAGTCCCACAAAGAACCGGAGGCCGTGGAGGTCGTACTGCCGGAAGTGCTACCGGAGATGCCGGGCGTGGTCTTGCGCTTGAACGCGCCGCCGACGCCGGCCACGATGGCCGCAATGGCCGCGGTCAGGGCCACGCCTGCCGCGATCATGAGCAGGGCCTGCGGGGCACCGAATCCGGTGGGAAACAGTGCCGCCGCGACGGCTTCCAGCATGCCCACAAAGGCACTGCCGATGGAGCCAATCAGGGTGCCCATGGAGGCCAGAATCTCCGGGAAGCTGGAGATCAGCCCGCCCTTCAGGCCGGTGCTGATGGCAGCGGCAGCCGCAGTGAGCGGGCCTTTCAGCCCCTGAAAGATGCCGGTGAGGGTGGTGCCAAGGCCCTGCGCCTGCGTGAGCACGTCCGCAAAACCGCTGGTCAGGCCCTTGGCAAGGTCGCCGCCCATATCCCACAGGCCGTTGGAGACGGCACTGACGCCCTTGCCCAGCAAGCCGTTGACCTGCTGGATCAGGTTCTTGCCGAAGTCGTTAACGAGCTGCTTTGCCTGCGGGGCAAGGCCGTTGTATAGGGTGGACAGCACCCATTCGCCGACAGACTGCCAGTCCTGCTTCTTCACAGCAGTCACCAGCGTGCTGAAGGTACCCACCACGCCCTTGTGGGCCTCGTCCTGCCAGCCCTTGACAAGGCCGTCAAAGCTATTGGCAGAGGCTTTCTTGATCTCCTCGGTGGTCTGCGGGACACCGTCGGCGGCAATGGTCTTGACCCGCTCCACCGTGACCAGCGCCCCGTCCACGATGTCGTTGTAGGTCTCGGTGATGACCTGTTTCTGGGTCGTGGTTTTGTCGGTCAGGGTCTCGGTGATGGTCTTGGTGCTGGTGGCAATGCCATTGACCACGGAATCCGTTGTAGACGTAACGGTCTTGGCCACAGTGGCGGCAATTTCCTCGTAGACCTTCTGGGTCTGGGCGATGGTCTTGCCGTTTTCGGTCACATACTTGGTGACGGTCTTGTAGTTCTTGGCCACACCGTTGACCATTTCCTTACCGGATTCGGTCACGGTCTTGGTCAGGCGGTCGTACTCTTCAGAGCCCTTTTTCAGGTGCTCGGTGAGTTCGGTGGTCTGGGTCGTGACCTTGCCCAGAGCATTCTGAGAAACGCTGGTGCCGACGTCCTGCAGGGACCACAGCAGGGTCTCGGTGGCGGACTTTGTGGAGGTGGCTTTCTTCTTGTTTGTGGTGCCGCCGGTAGAAGGCGCAATGCTGCTGATGACCGCGTTGCTGGCCGTGTTCGGGAGCTTATCCGACCACATGCCGCCGTTGGAGGTGCGCCGTGCATGGCCGCCGTCCTTCTGCCGCTGCTGGGTCTTGTTGTCCGCGTAGTTCTGCCGGGTCTGATAATAGGCAGCGTTGTAGGCGTCCACAGGGCTTTCCAGGCGGCCAAGTGCGGCGATCGCATTTCCGACGCCGTTGGCTACGGCCATGATCACGTTCAGCTTGTCGAGGATATAGTCTGCCACCGAGGAAAACCAGTCCTTGATGGAACTCCACGCGCTGTTCCAGCCCTCCCGGAAGTTCTCGTTTGCGGCATAGGCCGTTGCCAGACCGCCCGCAAGGGCAGCCAGAGCCGTCACCACGATGGCGACGGGATTGGCTGCGATGACCGCGTTCAGGGCCGCCTGCGCAATAGTCATGCCCTCGGTGGCATTGCGCACTGCGCTGATGACGCCGGAGATAGCCATGGCCGTACGGTAGGCGATAAATCCGCTGGTGCCTGCAGCGATGGCCGCCGTGACAACGGTCACGGTGGTGTTGAGCTGCTGCAGCTTTTCGTCATCGTCCAGGATGGAAGTGACCCACTCGTTGGCCTTTTCCACCACGGTGCCGTAAGCGCTGGAAAGCCCGGTGGAAAGCTCACCGGCCAGCTGCTTGGCGTTGTCCTGCAGGGTGGTGATGCGGCCGGAGAGGGTCTCGCTCTGGGTCTCCATGCTGCCGTAGTAGCGCCCGCCCTCTTCGGCTGCAGCCTGCAGCGCCTGGGTCAGCACGTCATAGGTGACGGTCATGTTCTGGACTTCCTGCACCGACTTGCCGGTGTAGTCGGCCAGCACCTGATAGATGTTGATGCCCGCAAACGCAAACTGCTTGATGTCCACCGCGCTGGCCTTGCCGACATTGGCCACCTGCTGCAGGTTCTGCGCCATGCGGCTCAGTTCGGCGTCGCCGCCGCCGGTGGCCTTGATGGCATCGCCCAGGGCGAGGATGGTTTTCTGACTGTACTCGGCGTTCTCTCCGGCACTCAGCAGGTACTGGTTGGCTTCCACCAGCGCGTCCGTGCTGAACGGGGTGCGGGCGGCGTCCTGCTTGATGCTGTCCAGCATGGCGCTGGCCTTTTCCGTATCGCCCAGCATGTTGGTCAGGGCGGTGCGGTAGGTCTCGATCTGGGCGTTGTACTGCACGCCGGACCGGATGAAGCTGCTGGCAAGGTCCTTGACCTTTGCGGCGGCGGTCTGGATGACAGAGGTCAGCATGGTGGCCTTTGCGATCGCGCCGGACAGGGATTCCTGTACCTGCTGGACCCCACTGGCGTTTTTCTTCAGGACGCCGGACGCATCCAGCGCGCCGGAAACGGTCTTGTCCACCCCGGAGGCGGCAAGGGCTTTCTTCATGGATCCGGCGAGGTTCTCGCCGACCGTCTGGCCCGCGCTGTCGCCTGCACTGGCGGCTTCTCCGTTCAGGACGCTGGAAATGCTGCCGGCGATGCCCTGCGCCGAAGGCACGATCTGGACATACGCCTTGCCCAGTTCGATTCCGTCCGCCATGTTGTCAACCTCCTTTCAGCGCCGCAAGTGCGGCGTCAAATTCTTCTGCGCTGGCGTAGCTCTGCACGTTGCTGCTGTCTGCTTCACCGCGCAGGTCGGCCAGTACGGAGGGCGGCTTGGACGTGTCGCTGTGCAGCCACCAGAGCACCTGGGTCAGGCGATCGGCGGCGTAGGCCAGCAGTTCCGTCTCAAAGTCCACCGTGCGGCCTGCCGCCTTGCGCAGGCTGCGGCTTTCTTCCGGCAGGCCTGCGGCCAGTGTGGCGGCCAGCCTTACCGGAAGGGCACGCCAGTCCAGCACATGGTAATACTGGGCAAAATCGCAGGTCAGGGCGTCCTCGTCCGATGCGATCAGTTCGGCGAGGATGCAGAGTTTTTTCCGGCCGTGAAGCTGTTCATCAGCTCGCCCAGAGCGTCCGCCACCTTAGCCACCGGCACACGGCCGTCCGGGGTGCGCAGGTGGTCGTACAGCTTCTTCCGGCCCTCCTTGCCCAGCAGGCGCAGGGTCAGGTGGCTCATATCAAAGACGTTGCCATCCTGCATGCCGCCCAAGGCGTCCAGCAGCTCGGCGTCGTCCAGTGCGTCCTCGCTCAGCTCAATTTCAAAGCCGTCGTTGGTTTTTGCAGTGATCATGTCAGACCCTCCTTACACGCCCTTGGCGGTGATGTACTCGTAGTGGGTGTTGCCGGAAGTGTCCGGCACGGCGGTCAGGGTGGTGTTGTAGCCCACGGCACCGTTGGAATAGGTGATGTCGCCCACCGAGGTGACGGCGGCGTCCGGGATGACGATGCGCTTGTTCACATCGTCCTTCATGATCATCTCCACCACCCAGCAGCAGTCCTTCTGTTCTTTGGAGTTGGCCTTGACCGTGATGCCGGTGGTCAGGTCGCCGGTGACGTTGTCGTCACCGTACACGGCCTTCAGCACGTCAGGGTTCAGGGATTCCAGCAGGGTGAAAGCGAAGGTGTCCGGCTTCTCGGTCTGCTGGGTCAGCACGGTGTCACCGCCCCAGGCGGTGGTGTTCTCGCTGGAGGGGGAGTTTGCGTTGGTCAGACCGTCGCTGGAGATATAGCCCAGGCTCTTGAATGCCTTGTCCAGCGCGGTCTTGGCGTCGGTAGGCAAAGTGGTGCCCAGCGGGGCACGCCAGACGGCACCGCCCACCTTGGGCTTTGCAGCGGTCACATTCTTTGCATCTGCCATAAAAAAGGCTCCTTTCAGTCAGTAATGCACCAGCCCGAAAACAGCCTGATACCGGGGCCGTTTGCGGGTGGTGTCGGGGAAATTGTAGTCGGAATAAAGGTCGCAGCGCACAAGCTGCGGCAGGTTGTCGGCGTCCTGCATGGCGGCCTTGACAAGCTCGTTGAGCTTGGCCGCATCCAGGGTGCCGTCGTGGCTGGTGGCGGCGGGCCCGTAGGACTGCACCGCGATGATGGCGCTATAGATGCCGTCCTCATAGCCGGAGCCGGTCTTTTCCACCACCACGAAGCGGGCGGGGGCCGGTGTTGGCACGCTCAGCCGCACCGGCACATCCAGCCGCGCGGCCAGAAAGCTGCGGATGGTTTCTTCGATCATCTTTTCCTCCTGTAGCGGATGGCACGGCAGTCTTTCAGGCGCTTGTGGAGATGCACGCCCTCAATGCCGTGTGCAGTCGAGGTTGCTTTGAGCAGGGTGTTGTGGGCAGAGTTGTCATCAACGGCCTGCGGGGTGGCGGTCTCCACCACGGCCACGGCGCGGGTGGCGGCCACATAGGCCTCGTACCCGTCGCCGCAGCGGTCCTTCACGGTGTCGGCCCGCGCCTTCAGCACGGCCTGCATCTCCGGGGAGCGCATGAGGGCGCGCACCCCGGCGCGGTTCAGCTCGAAACGGACTTTACTCATCCCTTACCACCTGCACCTTCTTGTTCCAGCACAGGGGGATCATGCGTTCGATGCCCAGTACAACGCCCCCGCAGGTGCGGAAGCGCTGGCCGAAAAACTCCACCTGCACGTCGTTCCAGTCGTGGGCGTCGCCCTTGGGGATGGCCAGCGTGTAGGCCAGCCGCCGGCCGGTCAGCTGCAGTTCGGTGGTGATTTCCTCGGCGGAGGGTTCGCCCACCAGCACGTTGTGCACGGTGACCGGCGTTTCGGCATAGACCGGGGCGTCGGCCTCGTCGGTGCCGGTCTGGGTCTTTTCGTACAGGGTGACGTCGATGCCTTTCAACATAAGTCCTCCAGCGGGCTGCGGGCCCCCACGCGGCTGCCCACGCCCAGCAGTTTCTTTTCCAGCTTGGACAGATACAGCTCACCCGAAGAGCCGCCGCTCATGGTCCAGCTCTGGGAGTAGCCCAGCGCCGTGGCAGTGCCCTGGGTGGAACCCACGGGAAAGCTGACGCCGCCCTCGCTGTCGCTCTCGCCCAGCTGGCGGCGCACCATCCGGCAGGAAACCAGCCGCTTTGCGTCCGCTCCGGCGTCCGGGTTGTAGGCGTCAATGATGATGGCCGCCTCACTCAGCAGGGCGCTGCAGCGCTCCTGTTCGTCCTTGGAGAGGGCACGGAACCCGGCTTCCACATCAAACACTTCGGCGTAGGTCATGCGGCACCCCGTTACACTTCGGTGCGCTTGATGTACAGGGTCTGGGGCTTGGAGACCTTCAGGCCGTACACCTTGCGGCCCTGCACAGCGGATGCGCCGATGTACTTGCCGGAGCCGGACAGGTCCTGCAGATGGATGGCTACCTGCCACTCCATCACGCGGTGGCACCAGTTGGGGTGACCGGCAATGAACTCGGTGGTGGTCTTTTTGCTGGTCACGCGGGTGGTACTCTCGTAGTCCATGTTGTTGGATTCAAACACGTTGAAGCCCGCAATGCGGCCCACAACACCCTGCTGCACCAGCTCCTGCGACAGGTCGCCCTGCTTGATATAGTGCTCGTCCAGCATCAGCACCTCCAGATACTCCGGGGATGCGATGAGGAAACGGCCATCGGCAGGCACGCCCTTGCGGCCCAGCACGCGCTTGGCCTCCAGCGCCAGCTTATAGGCGTTGCTCTCGGTGGCTGCGGTCTTGGTGGCGCTGATGGTGGCACCGGTGGCACCTTCCAGCGCGGCAATGGACTTCTTGTCGATGGACAGGGCCAGAGAGTAACCGGCGCTGTCCAGACGGTCGGCCACGATGTCATCCGGCACGCTGTCGGCGTCGTAGCCGTCGATCAGCTCGTTCACGGCCTCGTCGTGGTCGATGTTCAGGTCCAAATAGGTGGTGGTGCCCGCCTCGGCAGCGATGCCGTTGGCCTTGTCGTATTCCTTGACGGCCACCTCGGTGTCACGGACCGGGATCTTGACCTTGCCGGAGGTGGGGTCGCCCTCGTAGCGGCTGTTGAAGATGAGGTTATCACGGGTCACCAGCTGGTTGCGCAGCTTTGCGTCCACCAGAGTGGCCCAACGTTCCTGATTTGCATGTGCCATAAAAATTACTCGCTTTCTCCGTGCTGCTGCACGGCTGTCAGATTTTCAGACCGGGGTTGCGGTCCATGAATGCGGCGGTGACACCGTCCTTCTCGCTGGGCAGGTGCCGCGGTTCACCGCCGCCGGGCAGGACAGGATAACCGGGCGCGGGTGCGGGTGCCGGGGCGTCCTCACCAAAGGCCCAGGGGTTTGCCTTAGCGGCTTCGTCCAGCGCCTTTGCGATGTCGGCAGTGCGGTCGGCAGAGCCCTTCAGGCCGTCCACGTCCAGCAGGGCACGCACGGCCTTGACGCTGCGGCCCTTCTTGCCGAGGATGGCAGTGTCGAGGGCGTTGTCGAAGGCAAAGCCATCGGCCTGTGCCTTCAGGTCGGCCTGCAGCTTGGCCAGCTCGGCCTCGTATTCCTCCGGCTTCTTCTTGCCGTCAAAGGCGGCAAGGCCGTCCTGTGCGGTCTTGAGCTGGGCCTGTGCGGCGGTCAGCTGGGTCTGCAGGGCCGTGGCGGCGGACTTCTCCCGGTTGATGTCCGCGCCGTTTTCCTGCATGAGCCAGTTCAGCTGCTCGTCGGTGATGCCGGGGATCTTGTTCTTCACATCTTCGCGTTTCATGGTGGAAACTCCTTTCAGGTTGTGTGACCACAGTTTTTATACACTGTTCGCTGTCAGTATTCGGTCTTGGGCGGGTTACGCACCACCCGCTGCGTGGCACCGTCTGGAGGCATCGAACCTCCCGCTTCCGGTTTTGGAGACCGGCGCTCTTCCTGCTGAGCTAAGACGGCATGAAAAAAGCACCGTGCTTTTGCACAGTGCTTTGAAAATGGGCAACAAAAAACCACGGTGCGGGTGCATCGTGGTTGGATTACTGGTCTTGTTCCCAAGACCACTGTTTGAACTTGTTGAATGCGTCCACCGCTTCAGGTGGAATCTGGTCAAATTGTTTGGACGAAATGGCTTCACGGTAGGGGTCGAAAATATCAATCAATTTTTGAATATCCGCCGGGTATTTCAGAATGACCATTATTTTCGCCTCCTTAATGACATGAATTCTGCTTCGACTTCATCAAAACGTTCGCCTAAATACATATCAGCTGCGTATTGGCTCAACTCTCTTACATTATCGCGCGTGATACCCAGTTTGTCAATGCGTCCTTTGCACTTTTTGCACAGGGCATCAAGATATTCTGCACGGTTTTCACGGGTGATAACCCAGCCGGACTGCCGGAAGTCCTCGGCCTGTTTCATGTGCCACATTTCGTGAGCTTCGATTACTCCGAAACCACCAGAAGCGTCTTGAACAGTCTTTTTGCCAACGCTTTCTGCATAATAAACAACGTTCTCGCACGGGTCGTAAATACCGACTGCGCCGCGCAGCTCGTTATCGCCGACAACGATGATTTTGGGCTTCCGGTCAAGGCTGACACCCCAGTCGGAAAGCGCTTTTTCGGTATTTTGATTGATTCTATGGAGAGCTTTCGGCTTTATTGTTGCCTGGTCTGAAACATAAACCGGCGTTTTGTAAGATTCAACCTGTCTTACAGAGAGCTTGACTTCCTCCGAACGCCGAATCAGAGATATCTCGCTGACTGCGCCTCTGTCTTTTCGGTACGCCTGAGCCGCATACGCCGCCCGCTTCTGCGCATTGATAACATCCTTCCGGGCCGCATAATCAATCCGCCGCCAGTTGTTGATGTCGCTGCCCGCCTCCCGGTACTGTCGGAGGTATTCTTCCGGGTCGTAGCCGGAAACGTCAAACTCCCGGCTGAACCGCACCGCGAACTCGCAGTCACAGTTGGCGTGGATGTGCTGGGCGTGGCCCTTCTTCAGCAGGTTCTTGCTGGCCCGCTGCCAGCCGTTGGAAGCCAGCATCCGGCAGAACGGGCAGGCATCGCCGTGGGGCACCCACGCCCACTCGGCACCGTCCCGGATGGCGTTGTGCACCGTGGTATCGGCCCCGGCCTGCTTGACCATGCGGGAAACGCCGCTCTGCAGGTTTGCCGGGCTGTCCTGCGTGGCCTTGACCATGCCGGTCACTTCGCCGTAGGTTGCGGTGGGAGCCGGTTCTGCGGCGGGCAGGGTGGCCCCCTGCGCCTCGGCCAGGGCGTCGTACATCTGGCAGGCCAGCTCTGCGCTGCCCTCGCCGTACTTGGTCACAAGGGCATAGGCGTAGCGGATGAGGGCGTCGGTGTCGGCTTCCGGGTGCTCGTCCATGTACTCCCGCATGAGCTGTCCGGCCTTCTGGTTCAGCCGGGAGAGCCGGGAAATGTAATCATCCCACGCCGCTTGTGTCAGTTTCATCTTCCATCTCCATCAGCACCTGTGCACCCCGTGCCCGCTGCTCCTGCGCCTTGATGCGCCGGATGTCTGCCTGGTCAAAGCCGATCATCTCCAAAAACGTGTCCGTGCCGGCGAACTCCTGCCGGGCGGATGCGATCTTGATGGCGGCGTCTGCCGTCACGGCCACACTGGGCATGGCGGGGTTCTTGAAGTGGGCCATGATGCCGGTCTCTTCCTCGGTCAGGTCGGCCAGGCGGCAGTCCCGTGCCACGGCCTGTGCCATGCAGGCAATGGTGCGCAGCGCGTCGCCGTTGCCGGTGTTCAGCTGCTGGGCCAGAAGCACCAGCGTCTGGCTCTGGGCAAGGATGGCGTCGCTGCTGGTGGGGTTGGCGTCGTTCACAACGCCCACGTCGGTCACGGTCAGGCCGGTGGCCGCCGCAAACTGGGTGGCGGTCATCCGCATCTTCTCCACATGAGGCGTCAGGCTGCCCTGTGCCAGCTGGCCCAGGGTCGGGTTCTCGCCGGTCTCCGGGTTGGCCGTGGCGGCGATAATGGCCCCCATGTAGGTCTTGAATTTGTTGGAAATGATGGCGTCATACTGCTCATCGGTCACGCCGAGGATGTACTTCTGGGGCGTGGTGGCAAATTCCAGTGCGATGGTGGCGTTGGCTGCCGTGCGGATGTAATCGTCGATCAGAGCGCGGATGGGCTTTTTGAGCCGGGAACGGCCGAAGGGCTTGGAGTTGGTGGCGTTCCAAATCAGCGGTTCCATCAGTGGACGGCCCATCTTGTGGGCGTAGCGCTGCGCCGTCCAGAAGCTGCCATTGGAATGCAGCACAATGACCGTGTCATCTGTGTAGAAGTTGACCACGGAAGGCCGCCATGTGCCCTCGAAGTGCTCATCCTTCACGGTGTCCACGATGGCAAGGCCGCAGTCGATGCGGCCCTTCTCGCCGCTCCAGAGGGCGGCTGCCGTGGCAGGCGAGTGGAACCGGATGCTGCAGCCGATGGCGTTGTCCCCGGACAGGGTGGCAAAGGTGCAGCCGTATTTCAGCTCGTCCCGGCAGGCCTTGGCGTACTGTGCCACAAGGCGGTTGTCGGCCACCAGCTTTGCAAGGCTGTCCAGACTGCCGCCGGTGCCCACGAAGCCGTCGAACATGCTCCGCGCTGCCAGCACGTCCACGGCCTTCTGGCCCCAGCTGCAGCCCACTTCCAGGTTGCGCAGGCCCTGCGGCAGGGCAATGCCAAGGTTCACGTCCTGCAGGGTGACGTGGCCCTCGTAATATTTATCTTTCAGGCGGTTGCGGCTCTGGTGGTAGTTGTAGGCGTCGGCCAGATCCTGCAGCTGCTGCAGTTCTTCCGCGCTCAGGCCCTCCACCGGGCCAAAATTCAGGGTAACGAACATGGTGCTCCTTTCAGCCGATGCGCATCTTGCGGGTCGGGTCGCGGCGGCAGGTCTTTGCGCCCCACAGGGCCAGCGCGCAGGCTTCCACCGGCAGGCTGTTCTCGCCGCCAAAGCCAAAGCCGCCCGCAAGGGGGCGCTTGGTGGCGGTGACGGCGCTCTCATTCAGGGCGGTCTGGGGTGCGTACCAGGTCAGGCTGCCCTCGCTCACCGCGTTGGTGAACAGGCTCACGGCGGCGATCACGTCCCGTGCTCCGGGCCGGACGACCGCGTTCTTTGCCTTCCAGACCTCCCGGATGCGTTCCACCAGCACGTCCACGCCGTTGCGCCCGTCGATGACCACGCAGCTTGCCCTGCCGTACCGGTCGCACAGCCAGTCCGCCAGCCAGGCAAGGCCCTGCCCGGTGGGCCGCAGGTCGATGAGGGAGACGCGAGCGGGCCCCTCCTTCGGGATGACCGCGCCGCACAGGCACACGGAACTGCCGTCGGCGGCAAACTTGACGCCGTAGGCGGTCTTGCCCTCCGGCTTTTCGTCCTCGCTGGCGCAGGCTGCCCACGCCTTGCGGTCGAGGGCATAGTCCAGATGTTCGGTGGCCACCGGGCTCCACCAGCCCAGGCGCTCCCGGGCGAAGGTGTCCGGGTCCAGCTGCTCGCTTTCACCCTCAATGGTGCCGTACTGGATGCGCCGCCCCAGTGCCGGGTTGGCCGCTGCCCAGCGGGCGGGGTCCTTCACGTCGCCGATCTCCGGCACGCTGAACTCGAACCACGCGGCCTTTTTGGCTTCGCCCTCCAGCGCCCGCTTGCGCAGGGCCCGGAACACGGTGCCCACGGCATCCGGGCCGGGCGGGGTGCCGACGTAGATGGTCTGGGGGTTCAGGCTGGCCGAAATGGCCGGGATGAAGCTGCCCTGTGCGGTCTCGTCCAGCTCCTGCGCCTCGTCGAAGATGAGCAGGTCGCCGTGCTGGCCGCGTCCGCCGTTGCGGGTGCGGGCCAGAAACTTGATCTTTGCGCCGCTCTTCAGGATGATCTGCTCGCGGCCCAGGGCGGTGCGGATCTCGGAAATATACCGGCGCATTTTCGGCCCCTCAAAAAAGGCCCGCATTTCCTCAAAGGTCTCGGTGGCGGTCTTTTGCAGGTGGGCCGTGTAGATGACCGTTTCGTTGAACATGAGCATGCCGGACGCCGCCCGCCCCTGCACCAGCAGGCTCTTGCCGTTCTGGCGGGGCACGCTGCCGCCTGCGGTGGGGGCGGTCCATTTGCCGGACACTGTGCGGCCCATCCAGTCATCCAGGATGTCGCTCTGCCACGGGTCCAGCACGGTGCCGCCCGCCCGCAGGATGCGCACGGCATCCGGCCCGTCAGTGGCCCGGTACTCCGGCGCGATGCGTTCGGACGGCTCCTGGCTTCCCATCATTTTCACGCTCTGCGAGGATCTCGCCGATCTCGTCGCCATTGTTGTCTGCTCCTTCGATCTCTTCTATCTCCCGGATGGTCTCGCGGTACTGCTTGGTGAGTGCGGGCAGGGCGCGGCAGTCCTTGCAGGTGTCGATGCCCGCCGCCAGCACCTTGGCCAGCTGTTTGAGCTGGTCCAGCCGGGTGCCCCGTGCCGTGATGCTTTTCATGGTCGCCATGGCCCGGAACACCTCCTTGAAATTTTCCCGTGTGTAAATCGGCGCTGGACAGCACGGGAGTCGCCGTGGGCGGGGGAGGGGGACCCTCCCCACCCCTCACCAGTCACCGTCTGAAACCTTCGGAACGCGCAGGAATTTGCCCGATTTTGGGCCGTTTTGACCGGTTTTGTTGCCCTTTTGCGCGTTGCAGAACCAGTGTGCGGGTTGGAGGTTATTCCAATCTTCCGCTGCTGCCCGCGCGGACGGGTAGCCGAACTCCCGCCAGCGGGAAACCGGCTTGATCTCGTCCACCACGAAGGATAGCGGGTGCTGTGCGTCGGAAGGTTCGTCATAATGAATCGGCCCGAAACGCCCGTGACAGATGCCGCATTCGCCGCCCATCGCCCGGAGCCGGGCCCGGTTGCGCCGCCGCAGCTGTCCGTTGGCATAGCGCGGGTTGCCCATGCGGTTCACCTCCTGACAGACAAAAAGCCTGCGCATGGCAGGCAGGCTTGCACCCCGCCGGGCACACTCCGGGGGCCTTTGCAGGGGCGGGGGTGCTTTGCGGAGGGGGGCAGGGTACAAAATGACCCCGGAGTACAAACGAGGCCCGGGGGTGGTAAATATGGAGCCGTTGGCCGGACTTGAACCGGCATCGTGACCCGCCCTGACCGGACGGTGCTCTGCTTGAGCTACAACGGCATGGAATGTGCACAGCTGCCCGCAACGGCAGCTTGCTGGTCAGAATGGAAGGGAAACCGCTTGGCTATGCTGCCATGCACATTGTGGGATGATGTCCAGAACCCGCGTCTATTCAAAGGCCCCGCCGGGTACAGGCCCGGACGGTGCCGCTGGATAGCAAAGCAAAATGCCCGGCTGGTACATTCAGGCTGTTGGTCGATAAAGGTTGTTCCCCTGTCGCAGCCGGGCAATACAAAAGCCGCCGAGTATGGATCATCTCCACGCCCTGCGGCTTTTGCAGCATAATGATATCATAGCCAAAACATGGAAAAACAGTGCAAGTTGCCCTCAAAACATGGAAAAGCATTGCAAAGTGGTCCAAAAACATGGAATTTACTGGCGCTCTGGAATGTCCAGCGCCTTGACGGCTCTCTTGTGCCGTTTGTATACGCTGCTTACTTCCATGCCCATCTTGACGGCGATCTGTTCCCACTTCTTGCCGCCGATGTACCGCAGGTACAGGATCTCGTAATCCTGTATATCCACGGTCTGGCTCATAACGTTCAGGATCTCCTTGCAGATCCTCTGGCACTCCATCACCTGCGCGTTGGCTGCCTGCATTGCATCCGCGATGCGCTCCACAGAGCGGGGCAGCACCTGGCCGTCACCAGCGCCGCCGGGAACAGGGGAGAGCACCTGCGTGATATGCTCCGCGTCTGTACGGTACCGCTCTACCTCTTCCAACTTGATCTTTTTCAGCTTTGCGGCCTTGCGGTACCGCCGCAACCATTCCTTTTTTTCTTCATAGGTCATCGGGCATCCCTCCAACTTTCATCCGTTGTAATCTTCAAACCGTGTCGTTGACTTGAAAATTATTTTATTATTGCACCATCTTTGCAAGCGCCGGATTTCTTTAGGCGCAGCAGGTTTATTGTAGACCATTACAAACGGATCATATCCCAGATAGCGGAGTGTGTAGATCCTGTATAGGTCTTGGCTGAGAGTACTGTTGAAATTGGTTAGGCAGTATACAGTCCCTATATTGGTTTTGCGTCTAAAGCCTTTCGCAAAATCCTGAAATTTTGATTTTAGGTCATCTTGTGGGTTGTCCCATGCAAAATGCAAGGTTCCGATTCTCATTTTGTTGAGATCCTCAATGTCGCGCTGGTTCAAAAGCCGGATATCCAGACCTTGGGTAAAATCTATCTTAGCTTTTGTGTCAACGTACTGCTGCATCAGATCGCGCTTATCGCGGCAGGCTGTAATGTTGGGATCTAAAACTTTTATTTCATCTTGCCCACACCAGAAGTCTGACACGTTCGCCACCTTGATGCTGCGCCGTCCTTCTTTGGCAGCAACGTGGCAAAACGCGCAGCCTCGCGGGCATCCGCGGCTTGTCATGCTGACCGCATAAGGGAATTGAGGATAGATACTATAATCGGGGAACATCTTTTCGATGCCCGCCGGGAGGTCTTTGTCCTCCTCTTTGTTGAATACCTCTTTGCCGTCCTGCAAATGTATGGCGTACCCGGTGCCGCCTTTGACTACCTTGTCTGCATTGATTGGGGCCGGAACATCAGGGCTGTATGCGTCCGAGAAAATTTTGCTCATGTAAACTATGTCATAGTGTACAAAATCGCTCCACCACCATTCCACGATATCCCCGCGGGCTTTGTGGTAGGCCGATATCCTCATAAGGGCAAGGTTTGGAAAGTTGTGCCCGTCAACGTCAATCAGTCCGATTCGCATGGGTGCCTTCCTTACAAACGCTTAAACGGTTTCGGCAGCTTTGCCCATGCAAGGACTTTGCGCCCGCTGGTGTGCAGATCGCCGCGCCACTTCCCGTCAATGGTGCAGTCAGTGACTACATAGCGCCTGCCGCCGGGCACCTCAATGGTGACAAGCACCTCGCCGGAGGTCATTTCAAACATTCCGGGTCGCCATTTATCGGTGCCCTTAAATTTGTAAAAGATTGATTCGTGTTCAGGCGGTTTCCCGTGCTGCCAGTCCGGCCAGCTTTTAAGTTCAGCCGCCGGGCGTGCATCAATGACCCTCTCCGCATCCTGCAATGTGTGAATATAGCCCAGCGCGGCCTCCATGTTCAGGGTCTCTTTGAGTTCGCTGCTGTCAATCAATTTCACTTCATCCATGATCTGTCGTGTCCCTCCATCGGAATATACCTGTTTTCACACTGGACGTTATTGCAAAAGCGCTCGGTGCCAATGACCTTCAACGGTTTCCCGCAGATCGGGCAAAACTTAGGCGTGCCGGGTGTCTGGTACGGCCTTTCTTTTTGCCCACCGTACTGGGCCCGCGTGAGTATGCACATGAAAGAGCCGGGTTCAGCTGCCAGAGGGCACCGAAAACGTACCCCGCAAGAATTACAGTCCATCTTTCACGCCCTCCAAATTTTCCAGATCCGGCTTTTTGGGCAACGGCATCCAGACGGGAAAGTTGTCCGGGTACGCATTTACAAGGTTCCACGGCCAGTTAGTGGTAAACCGATCGCCGGGGTTGACGTTGATGCTCATGACACAGCCGTCCTCGTTTGCATCCTCTGCGGTTGGCTTTCTGGCCGCTGTTCTGATCCATTCCGGCCACACGATTGGCCCCAGATCCGGGATGAAATAACTGAGCGGAACGCCACAGGCATTTGCAATTTTGCGCAGAGTTTCAACCTTTGGATTTAAGCGGCCTGTTTCGTATCTGCGAACCGTAGATTGTTCGATGCCCATTTTTTCACCGAGTTCTCTTTGTGTCAGCCTGGCATTTTTACGGGCCTGACGGATCAACTTGCCCATCTCCATTTTTTCTTTTGCCTCCTATACCGACCCGCCGGGCGGCTGTTTGTTAATTTGCGGTCACACAAGTAAAGTGCTGCGTCATCTTGTCAAATTCCAGCCCGGCATTGCCCACGCGGCCCTCTTTGTTTTTGGTCAGGCGGCTGAAATAGGTGTCACCGTCAGCTGACAGCAGCAAAATGGCATCCGCGTCCTGCTCGATCTGGCCGGATTCACGCAGATCCGCGTTAGACGGCTCTGCCCGTGCAGCGTTACGGTTCAGCTGGGCCAGAGCCACAACGAGGATGCCGGTTGTCTGGGCCAGTTCATGCAGCGCAATGGAAATTTCTGTGATTGCATTGTACCGGTCACTGCTGCCGCGCTCATGGATCAGCTGCAAATAGTCCACGAAAATGATATCTGCTTTCATGCGGAGAGCTTGCGCCTTGATCCACGCCACGCCCTTGCCTGCGGCAGAGCGAATGTACAACGGCCAGCGCTTCATATCGGCCAGCCGGTCGAGCTCGTTTATTGACAGGGTTTTATTTTTGACCGCCGAGAGAGGAGCGTACAGCTGGTTTGCGATCAAGCGCGCCTGCAGGGTGGCCGGGTCTGTTTCCAGCGAGAAATAACACACCCGCTTGCCCTGCTTCGCCATCCCGGCAGCAAGCTGGAGGCTCAGAGCGGTCTTGCCCGCGCTGGGTCTGCCGCCGATCACGAAATAGTTGCCGGGAACAAGGTGCAGGTTTTCGTCCAGCTTGGACAGACCGGTGTGGATGTACCGGGGTTTCTCTCCCAAGTGCCGGATATAATCATCCAGCAGCTCGCCCACACTCTGAAAATCTCCCTTCTCGGTGTGGATATCCAGTGCTTGCCCCATCTGCTGGTACAGATCCGGCAGGTCATCAAAGGCGGTTGCGGCGTCCACGGCCTTAAAAGCGAGGCTCTGGAAACGGGCCTTTGCGGCATCCTCCATGATGATCCGCGTCCACTCTTCCACGCGGTCACGGGTCAGCCGGATGCACTCACTCTCACAGGAGGCCACGCAGGACAGCAGGTTTTGCTTTTGGTCTGGGTATTTTGCCGCGATCTGCATGATATCCAGCAGGCCCTTTGTGATCCAAAAGCCCTGAACTGCCGCAAAGGTGGGCTGCAGTTCAGGCCGGAAATGCTCAATGCTCAACTCCGGCAGGGAATACGGTGCCAGCTGATCGTCCATCAGCAGCGCGCCTATCAATACGCTTTGCACGTCCATCACAGATCCTCCCATGTACGCCCGCCATACGGGGTTGCAGGCTGTGCAGCGGGCTGGCCCCACTCTTTCCGGTTCCTCAGCCAGTTACGCGCTGCCGCTTTCCAGTCCTTCATCTTGGTTTTGCCCACGATCCACCCGTTAGCCTCGTACCGGTCAACGAACTTGTCAGCCTCGGTCTGAGCATCAGCAGGCGGGACACCACGCTCCCGGAAGTACGCTCTGACCTGTTCCACCGTAGGCGGTGAAAAACGAGTTGCGGACGGCCCTTTATTCTCGCTTTTATTATTATTTTCTTTCTTGGGTGCACATTCTGCACCGGTAGAGGTGCACTTTTTGCACCCATCAGAGTGCACATTATTCACCGGTGCATTTTCTTCACCGGTGCACTTTTTGCACCCATCAGACGCAGAAGCACACGCCGCCGGGCGAAGCGCTGCATACCGGTTTGTGGGCCTGCCGTTTACCGGCTCAGTCCACTTGCGGATTAGGCCGTCCTTTTCCAGTTCAGCCAGCAGGTTCAGCACGGCCCGCTTGCTCAGCTTGAAATACTCCACAATGTAGCTGACAGAGCCATAAAAGCAAGACTGTTCGTCCTGTGAAAAACCCCAGATCAGGGCATAAATCAAGAGTTTGTTGCCGTTGAGGTTGTAGTCTGTGACCATCCACGGCTGCACCACAACATATCCGTCTTTTCTCATCCTGCTTGTCCTCCTGAATCAAAACGGGAGATCGTCACTGTCATCAATCACTGCAAAATCGTCCACGCCGCCGTAGTTTGCAGGCGGGTCTGCTTTCGGCCAGGCATCAGAGCGCGGGGCAGCCTCGCCGCCCTCGTCCACCGGCTTGCTGGTGCCCTTGGAGCCCGCAAAGTTGATGTTGTCCGCCACCACGGCAACGGATGTACGGTTGTTACCGTTCTTGTCCTGATAGTTGTTAGTCTGGAGGCGGCCCTGAATAGCGATCAGGTTGCCCTTCTGGAAGTAGCGGCACACAAAATCCGCCTGCTGCCGCCATGCCACGATATCCACAAAATCAGCCTGCCGCTGCTCACCCTGCCGGGCAAAGTTGCGATCACAGGCAATGCGGAACTGGCAGACGTTCACGCCCGCCGGGGTGGTGCGGAGTTCAGGGTCAGCCACAAGGCGGCCCATAATTGCTACAACGTTAAGCATTGAGATAGTCCTTTCCAACAGCGGCCATCCATGCAGCGTGTGCGCCGGGGCCGTTCTGTTCCTCATATTTCGCTTGTGCAACAGCCTTTAAGGTCTGCGCACAGGTGGTATTGTGGTGGGCGCTCAGGCCCGGCTCATTGTGGTGCTGGTGACACAGCCAGACCTTGAGGCCGTGCCGCTCGGAGAAGCTGCGCAGCGGCCCATTGAGGACGTGGTGCTCCTCCAGCCCGCGCGTGGTTTTTACCGCATACCAGCGGCGGCAGATATAGCACTCTTTTTCTGTCTGTATGATGCTCTTGGCCATTATGGTTCACTCCATTCCTGCCAATAAGCAGTTACCACGGGATCATTGACGCCCATCTCAGCGAGGCGGTCAAAGATCCCGTCGATCAGATTTTTCATTTCGCCGGTGGTAAAGGTGGAGCTGCCCTGTGTGCATTTAACCGTGCAGCGGTTGCCGTCCAGTATCTCCACCACATGAACAAGCCGATAGCAGCCGCGCAGGATATCCAGAGCGCCCGCCGGGCACTCCAGATAGTCCACCTTGGCCCCGTACTTTTCCAGCATCTCCAGATAACAGTCCTCTGGGGTCACGCCGCCGGTGCGCCCGGCGTTGTAGTGGTCGGCCATGATGGTGAGTAACGCCCACATGAGGCTATTCTGGGCCGTTGTGCGGCCCCTGTGTTCCGGCTCCACCGTCAGGGTCAGGCGCAGCGGCTGCCCGTGGGCCAGATCATCCAAACGTTGGAAAATCTGGGTTTCCACAAATTCCGCGGTGTTTTCCACCTCGATGCGGTGAGATTGCGGATTGTACACCACCGGCAGCCTGCCGATCACTCGGTTTGCCATACCACTTTGCGCTCTCCCTGCAGGAACTGCACGCCAATAATGTGTCCATCATCGGCCCGCAGCAGCTTGTCCACGGTCAGAGCGCCGTGCAGGCGGTAGCCGGTAGGCTGATCGCTCTGGCCCTTGGCTGTCCGCCGGTATGCCGGCTCAATGACTGCGCCGCCCATGGTCATGGATGGCAGGGCCATCACGTCAGATCCGGCACCCCAGAGGGATGCAGCAGCCAAAAAGCTGCCGTTTTCCTTCCACTTGTCCGGGTTGCTGATCTGCAGCTTGCCCGCCGGGGCCGCTGCGTCCTTGACGGCATAGTTGTTGATAAGCGGGTTATACACGCCCACGCCGCACCAGAGGCGGCCATCCGCGAAGTAATAGCGGCGTGTCCAGCCCAGAGGGCCAAACGTTTCATCCATCATGCGGACGATGGCGGCAGGGTCAGGCAGGCACCGGACGCGCACGGCATCAGGGCCGCACTCGCAAACCACCACCTGCACCTCCTGCGGGGCCGTCTGCCGGGGTTTTGTGTACGGCAGGGGAAACTGTACCACCTGCGCCGCCGGGCGCTCCTGCGCGTTCTGCGGGGCCTTGCGGCGGGCGGCGTTACTTTTTGTGGTTGTAGGCATTATGTAAACGCTCTCCTTTCTCGTTGTAGGATCTCGGATCTGCGAGAGGGTGCAGCCAGCCGTATTGCAGGGCAGCCTGTGCGGCGGCCCTCTGAGGGGGGGCAGCTCTCCACAGATCATTCATCTCGTCAGCGGTCACACCGCTGGCAACGTGGGTGTGATGGGTGCAGGGAACCATGCAGATCACTGTGCCATCCTCTGCGGTAGTGTAGACCACGGGAGGCATCAGGCGGCGAATCTCGCACAGCAGCTTTGCCTGCTTGGTCGGGGTCATGGCGCAGGGCCACAGCCAATCCTCGTCAAGCATCCACACCAGTTTCCCGTCCAGTGTGGCCTGCTTTGCATCGGGCCATGCGTTGGCGTGGATCTTACGCCTGACGGTGGCGGGCGTTTTTCCGTGGATCTCAGCCCACTCCTCAACAGTGACCATCCTTCCCATGGGATCAGCTCCTTTCTTTGCGCTATGCGCTGGCAGTGGCTCTTGTTTTACCTCCTGCCACCATTGGAGGGCGCTGTTTATGCCAGATTGATGCTCAAAATTTTATCATCGCCCTGAATGTACCAACGGTGCATTGAGCAATACCACAAAAGCATCTCGCAGACACAGTGGAAAGACGTGCCGATGTGACGGCCTGCTATCGATTGCGAGAGGTCAGACAGAAGCAGCTCAACGGCAACGTTCTCCTCTACCGGGAGGACGATGGTGCCCGTTGTGGGCTCCTCGTCAAGGTCAAAGTCTTTCTTGTGGTATGTGTAAGTAATGCGGATATCTTTCATCTCGGCCACCTCTCAGCGCTTGCCGTGGCGGTACATCACGGCAATGTAAAGCAGATCCAGACCGAGGATCACGAGGATAAAGGTTTTCATGGGTACGCCTCCAGACGTGTGATCTCATAGATCGAGTTATACAGGTAGTGCCGCCCGCCCCGCAGGTATTCGAGGCTTTGCAACAGCATTTCAAGATGATACAGGGCAGGCGGCGGGTTGCTGCCTTTCAGGTGGTAGTGCAGCCAGTGGATCAGTTCCCTCAGCTGCGGATCGGACAGCCGCAGCACCGTGGATGCCTGAAACTTGCGCCCGCGGCCGTCCGTTGCATAGTAGAGGATGCCTGCATATTGCAACTGGGCCGTGTCCATGGTATACTCTGGTGGGAAGTCATCCATGTTGGGCTTGTCCGTGTTGGCGCACGGGCAGGCTCTTTCTTTTTGCCTGGTCATGATTCAAACAGCTTTTTGAGGAAAGCCGCCTCCTTGCCGGAGAACCCGCCGGGCACACCATCCTGTTCCAGCTTGTACAGTGCAAGGGCAGCGCTCTCCATGGCCTTGCCGAACTTGTGGCTCAGGGTGCTGATCTCCTCGTGCGTCATATTCTTGCGCAGGCAATGTGCAAAAACGTTGACAGTCGTGGTCATCAGGGTGTTAAGAGCGACATGCGGGGGCATCTTGTCATCGTAGTGGACGGAGATCAGATCGCCCGGTTCCAAGTCAATTGTGATCTTCATACTCAACCCTTCCTTTTCATTTTTTCCCAGCTTGCGCGGGAGACCTTTTCGATGTGGTAAATGTACTTGTTGTTGTGATGCTCTCTCGTGTGGGTGATCGCGCTGAAAAAGCTGTGCTTGCTGGCATAGCCCATCTGCTGCACGATCATGTCCGCGGTGCCGCAGGCCACGATCTCGTCCGTCTGGGCGTCGTAGATGGTGTACCAGTTGACCGATCGGGGCCCGGTCATGCGCCGCGGCTGCTGCGCTCTGGCAGGGCAGGGTACTCGTCGTTACGGGCGTGGTTGCGGGTGATCTTGCCGCAGCCGTGGCGGCCCTTGGTCTCCCGCTCTTCACGCTCCTGTGCCAGGAAGCCCAGTTTCATGCACAGCAGCCCGGTCAGGATCAGCACCACCGCCGTGGTGAAAGCGTTGCCGTTGAGGGTGCCGCCCGTCTGTGCGGTGCCCTCGGCACCCATGCCCAGCACCAGACCCGCACCGCCGCATGCGACGGCCAGCCAGTGCCATACTCGTGACTTGATCTTCATGTTCATGCTCCTTTCTCAACCTTCGGGAAGAAATACTCTCCGATCTGCTCCTGCGGGATGTGAAGCTCCCTGCAGATGGCGGTGATCTCGTAATGGCGCCACTCATTGTTCTTTTGCTCCGGCTTCGGGTTCAGGCGGGTGGACAGTGTGCTTTCACCCATGCCGACCAGCTTGGCGAACTCCCGGTGCTCAAACCCTTCGTCCTCGATGAGGCGGGCCAGCTTCAGGTAAGGGCTTCTTGGCTTTCTCATGGCTTTCGTCCTCCTTCTTTTTGCGGATGTGTGCCAGCCTCTCCGGCTGGCGTTTGTCCCAGCGCTGTTCTGCCCAGCGCTTGTTGCGGCCGTTCATGCTTCCAACTCCAGCAGCCAGGTCTCGGCCAGGGTCTGGCACACCTGCAGGGAGAAGCCGATCAGCTCCTCCCCGCAGGCAGCGGCCAGAAGGGCGTCACCTACGATCATGTCCCGGCCGCAGTGGGCATACAGGTCGGTGGCATCTTCGTTGAGCGGGAGCCGCCGGAGCTTGCCCTCTTCGTTGAGGATGAGCTTGATGCTGTCCACCGGCTCCCGCGCCCAGCTGGGGTCGAGGATGCTGTCTGCGGTCTCGATCGGTCCGTCCACCAGCACCTGCATGGCCTGTAGGGTCAGGGTGCCGTCCGCATCACACCGGATCAGGCGGCATTTGCCGCCGGGTTTGATCAGAATCATGTAACGTTCCATCTGTGTACCTCCTCTTTTTAGTCCGGGCTGAAAGTCTGGAACCGGTCATCGTGCCGGCTCTTGAATTCTTTCAACTCTCGGATATCTTCCGGCGTACAGCCGGTGTCCTCGTACTGGGCGAGGCGCTGCACAAGCGTCTCCTTGCGCTCCGGGCTCCAGTAGCCCGTCTTAATCCCGCTGCTGCGGGGGTGTGTCAGTCGGTCCATAGATCATGCCTCCTTGTTGTGGTCTCCCTTCTGCGGTATACTGGGTGAAAACAGGAGGGAGGTGGAAAAATGGATAGAAAAGAAATCTGCGAAGCAATCGTTCTGACTGCAGCTGAGAAAAAACTGCTGAAAGAGATTTACAGGAATCCGCACCGGAAATGTGAACGGGCAGAAGTAGAAGCACTTGAAGAGGTAGGTCTGGTGGAACAGGACACGGAAAAACAACCAAACTTTGGCGTTCCATTCCCAGTTGGGACCTACTATGTATCAGACTTCTATTTTGTGTACAAAGAGTACCTGCGGGACAAGCGCCGGGACATGACCCTGCAATCCCTCTGGCTGCCTATTGTGGTCAGCATCATTACCACCCTAACAGTAAACGCACTACAATGGTTGTGGCCGTTGCTATTACAATGGTCTTCCAGTTGTCACTGAGAAAGTCCTTCATGAGATTCGCCTCCTTTTAATGCAGGAGATTCTTGACTGTCTCAAGAATCAGAATGAGGTCGCTGCGGAGACTCAGGACGCTTCCGTGAATGCTCTCGAAGTTGCTCAGAAGGGTCGCGAGAGTGCCGTAGATATCACTGATCTGCCAGACAATTCGCAGGAGCAGGAGACTTTGGACAAAGCAGGTGACGCTGAGAATTAAGCTGCTTCGTTTAAGTTTCCGAATCTCATCTTCCATCCCCCGGACTTCCGGTTCCAGCGGTTCGCCGGGCTTTTTGCTGTCGTCCATGTGGGTTTACCTCCTTGTAATCACCTTATTTTCGCAGTAAAATGGTTCTGGAAAGGAGGTGATATGATGGAAGATATCGAATTAAAAACGTTTCCGAGCTCCAATCTTGAAGCACTTGCCCTTCTGTACGTCCAGAATCAGGATTTGAAGGGTAAAACTCCGGCTGAGATTCATACGATGTATCAGGATGCACTGTATGAAATCAAGCTGGATT